TGCAACCACCTTCGGGGCATAGGACGCCACCTTCGGGAAACCTGCCCTACGCGCGGAGGGTGAAGTTGGCGACGGCGGCAAGAATGTCAACGGCAGTGGTCAAAGCGCACACGAAGGTAAATTCGCACAGGAAATACACATCATTGTCAACCCATTCCGGGGTGGTGAGGGTGACAACGAGTTTGTGTTGGTCATGTGTGGCTGCGGCTACGGCCGCTGCAAGGTCCTGGGTGATGGTTGGATGGGATGCGACGGCGACTGCGCCATCAATGCCGCGTACAATCTTGTGCAAGACGGCGGTAACACTGGTGGCGGCGGCTGTTTCCAGCTCATAATCCAGCTCGATGCTGGCAAGTTTTATACCTTGCAAGTCAACGGAGTTGGAAGGAATGACGATTGGAACAGTGACAACAGTGGTTTCGGCTGCGGCATCCTTACGGTTGACAATGGTACCGGCGACATAGCCGGCCGCGCTGGCCCATGTACCGGTGACATAGTGCATCGCGGTACACGGGATGAACTGGCTCATGTGAGTGTTATGGATCATGATTTTCCTTTCGGTTCAAAACATGAATAGTCTAACTTCGGGCTCTCACGAGCCCGAAGCAGCCGATGGCGGCTTGAAGCCGCCTCGGCTAGCCGGCTACATTCGACTTGTGCAGCGGGCGGAAATCGCCAACGCACACGGCAAGGAACTGACGAACTTTCAGGCGGTGTTCATCGTTCATGAACACAGCCGGGTCGGTCTCGCGCCCGGCGATGTAGATCTCGGGGACAAGGCCGAAGCGCTCGCCCAGGATGATCGAGGGGGCGATAGCCGGATCGCAAACAGCGGCCCAGTCGGTGGCATCGGTCCACTCAGGGACAACGAGCGGAACGACTGTGCCTTTGAGCAAGTTCTCGGCATGCACGGTGGCGGTAACGTCCCAGGCATTGAGGAAGGCATCGAAGGCGGTCTTGCGCAGCGCGCGAGGAACCAGGCAATAGCGAGGTTCGATGGCTAGCATCTTGCCCGTGCCATAGTAGCCGGTGGCCTGTTTGACCAACATGGGTTGAACGTAGACGGCCTTGGCAACAACATCCCATTCTGCGGCGGCCAGAGCGGTGGTGAGCAGGTTGAGATGGCCGGTCAAGGAAGTGACGGCGGTGGCATTGAACAGATAACCACCATCGGCCATCATTGGGCCGGCTTTCGAATTCTGGGTGAAGATATAGGCGATCTGCTCGGAGATGTTGCGCATGGCGGCGTTGCCAAGCTCGATGGCGTAGAGTTTGAGCTTACGAGTCTCATCGCGGTCAATGGCTTCGAGCGTGAGCGGGATATAGCCGCCGTACTTGGTGAAGGAAGCGGTCTCGGGGCTGTCACCTGTGGCAAGCTCGGTATACTCACCTTGCTCTGCCACGGACGGCAGGCTGCCAATGGTGCCAACCAACGTGCCGGTGATGCTGTTGAGATTGTTGAAATGCTCCAAGGTGACGATGGCCTTCCACCAGTCATAGCCGGCTTTACCCATGCGCTCGAAGGAATTCACGACAATCTTGTTCAAAGCATTCTTGACAAGACCAGTGAAATCGGCGGTGGTGCCACCCAACTGAACACGGATGGGATCGTAGCCGCCATGGAGATCATAGTCGCCGGTGAGCATCATGTAGGCTTCACGGATGCCGGAAAGACGGGCGACTTTCAAAGCGAGCTTGTCTGCATCCCTGGGCGCACCCAGGAGATCATCGAAGGCGGCCTGCAGCTGATCTTCACTGCTGGCCATGCCGTTGATGCGGCCTGGTCCCTGCACAGAGCGGGAGGCGGTGGTGATTGAAAGCAGAGTGCGATCATCCTCGATCCGCTTTTGCAAAGTTTCGGGATCGAAATAGCTATCCTTGAAATCTTCGCGGATGCGGGTTTGCCAAGGATCGGGCAAACGCGAGGCGGCGAGAGCGGTTTGCAGCAAAGCCTGGCACATGCCGATCTGCAACTTCTCGGCGGATGCGTTGGAAGCTTCAAGTTTGGCCAGGGCATCCTGCGCTTGAAGGCTTTGGACAACTGCCTTTGCACCTGCGGCCAGTTTGCTGAGAGTTTCATCAGTCTGGACTTGGGTGGTGTCATTGGCGGGTAGGTTAGTAGTTTCTTCTGACATGATTGTTTCTCCTTCTTTTTGACGCTGCTGAAGCACGCGGACGAACTTGCCGCCGCGTGCGGGGTGCGTGACGATATCGAGGCTCTTGACCTTGATGATCTCGAGCACGGTCTTATCTTCGACACGCATGAGGATATCGGCAGAAAGGCCGATGGGGAGCTCCGGGTGGGCAAGAGCGGCTTCGGCCAGGTCGCGAATGACCTGGGCGGCGGGGCCGGCCGGCATAAGAATGGCTCGGATACCCTGTGCGAAGCCATCCCAAGAGGGATCTGACAATATACCGCCCAGATCACGCACGGAATGATTGCCGGGCGTGTGGTCAGTGTAGCATTCTGCCTTATCCCACAGGGATTGACTGGCTTGCAGGACGGCCGGTTGGAAGATCCAACCGTTACCGATGCCGGCTGTGATAGCGATCACTTCGATGCCCTTCCCGGAGGGAACGGCTTGCAACTGGATGGTTATGGGTTCGTCTTGCATAGGTTCTCTTTCCGGCTGAAAGTACCAGCACCTTCGGCAGGTATGGTTGCCATGATTGCCAAAAATGCAACCACCTTCGGGGGCGCAACCACCTTCGGGGCATAGGACGCCACCTTCGGGAAACCTGCCCTACATTAGCGATTGGCGAATGGCTGTTGGCGATTACGCGGTAGGGGCGCAAGGCGGGGGGACACGCGCAAAGGCAAACATTTATTCCTTTTCCTTATCTGGATCTGAAGCATCAGTATTTGGAGTTTTAGATGCAGATCCACGGATATTGACGGGGGCGAATGCGCCGATCTTCTGAGGCGGAGTCTCAGCCAGGAAACGATAGACCAAACGGATGAACTCGTTCTCGTCAACCAGCTTGGCATTGTAGAGAGGCGCGAAGCCAGTAACGAAGCGCTGCAGAGCGAGGGCAAGAGTGGAATTATCACGCTCGGTGATATCGGGAACGGTGATGCGGAGATCCGTTGCAGCTGCGGGAATGTTGGAAACATACTGATGGCGGATGAAGAGAGCAGTTTGGAGAATGGTCAGCAAAGCATTGCTGAGATAATTCTGGCGGTGCTTGAAATGCTTGAAGGTGGGCGTGCCGGCTGCTTCAGCGGTGGTGCGAGTGCTCTCTTCCGGCTCGGCAAGGTAGTGCAGAGGGATCCCTGCGCCGATCGCAATCATGCGCTTTAAAGCAAGTCCATCTTCTCCGGCTTCGGAGGCAGACAGGTTAGGGAAGATAGTGGTGAGAGTTTCATTTGGGTCCAGGCCCAGGACGCCGCCGGACTTTTTGGGCAACTTGGCGGCGAAGTCGCGCATGTACTTTTCCTTCTCGGCCTGGCTGGTGAACGGGCGCTGCAGGGTAAACGAAAACATCTGGCGAAAGTAATTGAGGCGGGCGCGGTCTTCAAGCCATTGGCGATAAAGACCAATCCAATATAGCACGGGAGCAAGATCACTTTCACCGAAGGATGCACCGATGGCGCGGTCGAGAGGGAAGTGCAAAACCGCCCCACCCTGACCCTCCCCAAATCTAAAATCAGATTTGGAGAGGGAGAAGGCTTGCCATGGACTTTCGTCCATCTCGTCGCGCTTGTAACGCAGCTCCTGGCGATAGTCATTCTCGGCGGTTTCGATGACGCCGATGGTTTCGGAGGGGAGCGCGCGCACGTAGATCATGCCGCCTTCATCCACGGAGAACAGAATGAACAGATCTCCGGTGCGCCAGGCTTCATCTGCCCATTCGGGCAGCTGCTCAGTCAGGTTATTGAGTGGGTGGTTCCAGAACTCGGTCAAGAACTTGTTGGCGCGAACATTGGAAGTCTGGAAAGAAAAGCCATCGCCGATGACGAACTCAGTGGTGAGTTGGATGATACGGCGCGCCATGGGGTTCGAACGCCAGGCGTTGATAGCCTGGTCGAGGATCTTCCTACGATCATAGGAAAGACGGTCCCGGAAGTTACTATCCCAGGCGGCGGAGCCGAGGGTGATGGTGTTCTCGGTCTCTTTGACGGATAGGGTGGTTTGAATGATCTTCTTAGACATTAGAAATCCATTCGGGCGAGTCATTGACTCGCCCCTACAAGCGGGTCGAAACCTTCGCTGGCCTCAGCT